CAACTAATTCATCATTTGTAGAACTAGTCATAAAATATAATCCAGTTCCACCGGATCCTTCTGCTTTATGATATACTAAATTATATCCTGCTTTAGCACTAGGATCTGTAACCACGTCAAGTGCTAGCTCAGTGTTATCTAGACGTAATGTGCCGGTACCATTTGGCGCAACAATAACATCTTTATTCGAAAGTGTTACAATGCTTTGATCGTTTGTATCTAAATCACCACCAAGTTGTGGAGTGGTATCGTCAACTACATCGTTAAGGCCGCCGCTTCCAGTTGCTATTGCGGTTAACGACCCTGATCCATTATCTACTTTCCATGTATCGTCTGATTCGTCGAACACCATTCTAGCAACATTTGACGAGCCTCTATCAATACGTATACCAGCTGTGCCAAGGGTTACACCAGCACCAGACTCACCACTGTTTAATTCAATTTCGTTATCTTTAATAGTGGTTTCAGTTGATTCAAGGGTATTAGTTGTACCTTGAACAGTTAAGTTACCTGATAATACAGTTTCGTCTGCTGTAAGAGTAACTGTAGTTCCACTACCAACGGTTTCAATTGTATAATTGCCGCTAACACGTTTTACTGTAGCCATAAAATAATTCCTTTATGTACTATTTATACTGATTTACAAAGTCATCAACTGGTAATTCAGAATAGTTAGGATAGTCTTTTTGTGACAATGTAAGTTCTTGACTGTGACCAGAAACTACTCTAATAAATTTAATATTAGGGTTTTCGCGTACAATTTGTTTTATTTGATTCATCCAGTTTCCGCCAAACGTTGGTTTATCTGATGATTTTTTATAAAATTCTGTATCTGCATAAACATTATTAAACAATCCCCCAACACTTCCAAAGTCAAATCCTACTAGATAAATCTGTTTGTGTCCATCTTTGCAAGCAATGTTTAATGCATTAGGGCCGCTGCTCATACCTTTGTAGTTTGGATCAAGAGGAATTGCGCCGGTACCAGCATGCGGTCTTCTTGTGTAAAATCTATTAGTTTGTGCATACCCTGATTCTTGAATTGCTCGGCTAATGCCTGGATCCGTTGCTACAAGTACTGTAGGTTTAAATTCTCGATATAAAGCATTACACCCGTAGATATTTCCGTATTTTTCTAAATGATAAAGGTTAATACCTTTGCGGCTCACACCGTTCCCTAGCACAAATGCAGTCATAAAAAAGTCCCTCTAAGTGTATGTATCTTAGAGGGACTTTAGTAGAGTAAAATTAATTAGAAATTAATTGTTATTAACCCCAAGTATAATCATTATCTACTTGTACAATTTCAACATAGTCTTCTTTTGTACCAGATTTAATGGTTTCAGCGGCTGTACCTTCTGCTGAGTCAGCAAAGTCAGTAAATGATAACGCACGACGAATGCCGTCAAACCCTTCACCCCAACGGTTGCTTAAACGTGCTAGACGAATATTTCCTGAGTCAGTTTCTGTAACAGTTACAGTCATTGTATCTGCTGCTAAAGAGCTATCTGCTGTATCAGCTAATGTGCAAACACCTACACGAACTGCGGTGCCAGTACCAGTACCAGCGCCAGTGGCAGTAAAGATTGAACCAGCAGCAAAAGTTGCATCAGCGCCAATTGCTTGGAAATCAGTTGTGCCAGCAGAAAGAACCATATATTCTTGACCTACTGAAAACGAACCAGCACTTACGCTAGTAGCGTCAGTTACTAAGAATTTCTTAGCACCTTTTTGACGGATAATATATCCGTCAGCTTCAGAGTTAGAACCAATTTTAACACGAGTTTTAATTTGTGCACCAGTTAAACTAGTGTTACCACCAACTACACCAATGTTATATAAATCTTGCCATGGAAATCCAGTATCAACTGTGTTTGATTTTTGAGTTTTTAATGCTCTTGCCATTTGTTTTCTCCTTAAAATGACGTTCTAGGTCATACGCAGTGGCAAAACTGCATAAGTTACTATGAACAATAATATTTATGGTATTTTACCAATAAAAAAGCCCCCTGCGGGGCTTTTTTTCGTTAGTAATAGTAAAACTATTAGCTGAACGATAGGTTAGATACGCCAATTTCACTAACGTAGTCACCAGCATTACCTAGAGACGAAGCAGTGTTAGATAGCTCAATGTAACCATAACGTGTCATGAAGCTAACTACTGGTTCGAAGCTAGATGGATCTAGTACAACGCCAGAGCTCATTAGAGGTACATATGGGCAGTAGAACGCAGCAGCGTCAGCTTCGCTAGAACCCTTATAACCAACTAGTACAGCTTGTGTATCGCTAGCATAGCTGTCAACGTATACCTTCATTGCGCTGTTTAGAGTACCAACAAACTTAGTGTTAGTTGGAGCTTCGAAAGCACCTTCGGTAGTACGAGCAAATGCTGAAGTAGTTGCACTCTGTAGTACAGTTAGTGCAGCTGGGCTTACAACTGCCCAGTTACCAGCACCGCGACGTGTACGTTGAGCGATTTGGTTAGCAGCGCGGTTCATTAGAACAGCTAGAGCTGCGTGCTCGTCACCAACGAATGTTGCAGTACCAGAAACGGTAGCTTGGTTGTAAGTGAAGTCTTGGGTAGCTAGGCTACGTAGGCTGTATAGAATTTCCTGATCAATTTCAGCAGTAATTTCTTGTGCTAGAGCAGCCATAATTTCTGCTTCAACATCCAGGCCGTGCATAGCTTGTGCGTCTTGTGCAGCTTCAAAAGTCCAGCGAGCTTGTAGCTTACGAGTCTTCGCTTCTACAGTTTGCTTTAGGATTTGAACGCTGATCTGACGACCACCTGTACCTTCTAGTGCAGCAGTAGCAGCACCTTGGTAGTTAGAAGCACTAGCACCAGTACTTGCTGAATATGCTTCAGCTAGTTTGAACGGGCTTAGGGCTTCTTCGCCAGCACTAACGCTAGTTGCAGTACCACCGCTTAGAGTAGCAGTTTCAGCATAACGAACACGTAAAGTGTGGATTTGACCAACAGGACCAGTCATTGGCTGTACACCAACGATTTCGTTAGCAATAACAGTTGGCATTACACGACGAATAACTGGTAAAATTACACGGTTAAGTGTAGCAACGTTGCCAGCACTGGTGCTGCCTGCGGTTGCTGTTTCCATTAAGTGGCCGCGGGTATTTTCTAGCACCGCTGCCATTGTGTTGCGGCGAGAACCGGCAAGACCTTCAAGTAGGGCTTCTTTGGTTTCGCTCCAACGGCTTTCTAATAGTTCTTGTGACATTTTAAATAATCTCCAAATTGCAACTTAGATTAAATACCCGCTAATTTCTTAATGCTGATAATGTTGTCGTCTTGTGCAACATTTTCAGTTTTAGTTGTAACGGTTTTATCGCCAGTAACTTCTTTCTTAGATTCAGTTAACTTAGTCTTTTCAGATTTTGTAACTTTACCTTCGGCTAAAACGGCTGGCAAATACTTTTCATATGCAGACGCTAAACGACTGGTCTGCACGTTTTCTAGAAGGTTCTTCATAACGCCTGCCTTACTTTCGTTTAGCGGAGTTAGTAATTCTTCCATAATACGAGCACGTTCATTAGATTCCTTAATGACCCGCACTTCGCGATCCTTTGATTCAACTAGCTTTTTAGCTTTAGTTGTCATTTCAACGGCTTCAGCTAACTTCTTATCTTTTTCTACAATAATGTCGTGTAGCTTGCGGATTTCGGCATTCTCATTTAAGTGAGTTGTACCAAATTCAGCAGCAAACGCTTCAAAAATACGTCGACCAAAGTTGTTCTCACGAGCAACCTTAATATCTTCGTGTAGAGCAGACAATTCAGTTGATAGATGCTTGGCTACTACGCCCTTAACCTTAGCAGCAGATTCAGCAACGAAGTTCTGTTTTAGAGCTTCTAGCTTGGCTTTTGCTTCGGCAACTAGACGTACTTTAGACTCAACTAGATCACGCTTGTCTTGTGCAAATTCATTGATTTCCTTAGCTAGAGCCTTCATTACAAAGTTTTCTAGTTTTGAAAAACCTTCTGATTGGATTGCACGATCCTTGCGTAATTCGCTAATTTCTTCAGCTAACTTAGTAACCATAAAGTCGTTAAACTTACCGGCT